ACACGTAAGGAGTCGTCGGCAGCGTCAGATGTGTATAAGAGACAGATATCAAAAAAGATTTTAGTAATGAAATTATCAAACCAAAAAGTGATACTACAATTCTTTTAAATTATCAAAAAGATAAAAGTAAAACTTATGAATATATGATATTGGAATATTTTAAAAAGCAAGAATTACTTCCAATATCACATAAAATGCCAGATGGTAGAGATCCAATTACTTCTGTTAAAATTGGTGGAAATATAACAAAGATTGGTAAAGGGATAAGTAAAAAAAATATTGACCCATACTCTCAATTGCTTGTTGCCTTGAACAATAAAAGTCCTAGGGAAGTTGAAAAACTTATTGAGGAAATTATTGATATTAAGTATGATAAGTGGGATATTAATGAAACTAAAAGTTCCTCAAGTTGGAAATTAATTTTTGATTTCAACTATAAAAAGTTAGATTCTAATTTTGATGATTCTAGATTTGCATTAGAACCTTTACCTTCACAAGGATCTGGAAGTTTTAATGGAAAATTTTATATCCAAAAAGGTGGAACGCAACAAACTCCTTGGGTTGCTGGCATGGCTCCAAAATCATTAGAACCATTTTTAAAGTCTTATTCTGGATACAACAATATTATGAGACTTCTTGGAAAAAAAAGATCTGAAGTATTTGATAAAGTAATCTATGATGAATTGCTTAGAAGAGTGGGGACAAGACAGGCAGCAGATGTTGAAATGAGAAATATAAGATCTAAAATACCAGAATATAGAAAATCTGTAACATTTTTAATGGATCCTAAGTTTCATACTTTCGTAGAGTTGAGAAATAAAATTTCTCCATTTTTTGTAAAGATTGGTCAAGCAAATGGATTTGACCTTTTCCAGAAAGAAATTATAAAAAAAATTAGATCTGAAGGTGGATTTAGGACAAATATAGACTCTATTAAATCTGAAAGGTTATATGAACATTACATTTCTCTCCAGATGTCTTATTTTCTATTTGTTGGTGGAAAATCATTTAGACAATTTTTAAAGAAGGCAATTTTCTTTACAATTTTTGGGGCAATTACAAAAAGAGGATTCAACAAAGTTTCAAGTTCTGGTATGACAAATCTTGTTAAAAAGAAAATAAGCACTGGTAAAATGTTTAAGGATGTTGAAGTGTCTTTGACTGCTGCTCCACATCTAATTATGCTGTAGACGGTTGATAAATCGTCTACAGGTCACCAAAGTGGTTTTGTCTGTGCTATAATAAGTTCAACGTTCACCAGACACCAAGTGACCATCGTTCTTCGACCACACCAGAATGTTGCATGTGATCGAATGCTTTCCTATATGAAGGGGCAACTGATCATGCCAACTGGTTCTGGTAAAACTCTTACAATGATTTTCGATGCTATTCGACAATTCGAAAACACATCTAAACAAATTATTGTAGTTGTTGCTCCTAGAATTCTTCTTGCGGAACAGTTATCTTCAGAATTTCTTGAGCACATTACAAAAGCAGACGTAATGCACGTTCATAGTGGTGAAACTCATCACTTCAGTACAACTAAACCAAATCTAATTCGTATGTGGTCTGATAATGTCGGACCTAAGCAACTAATTTTTACCACTTATAATTCATTAAATCGTGTTCAAGAATCTGGTATCGATGTCAATACAATTTACTTTGATGAAGCACATAATTCTGTAAAACGTAATTTCTTTCCTGCAACAGAATATTTTAGTGATTCTGCCAATCGTTGCTATTTCTTTACAGCAACTCCAAAACATAGTCTTACGATTTCAAAACCAGGAATGAATCTTCCTGAAGTTTATGGTCAAGTCATCTGTAATGTTCCTGCACCAGAACTTGTGGAAAATGGTTATATTCTTCCCCCTAAGGTTGTTGTTAAAGAATTACCAATGGGTGATTTCAAACTTTCGGACAGTCAAAACCTTCTGGAAACTATTGATGAGAATTTATTGAGTAAAATCCTTGTTTGTGCTCGATCTTCTAAGCAGATCATCAAACTTATTTCAGATTCACCTTTTTGTGCTGAACTACGAATGCGTGGATATTCTTGGATGACGATTACATCCAAGACTGGTGCAATTATTGATGGAAAGAAAGTTGATCGAGAAACATTCTTTAATACTCTGAATGAATGGGGAAAAGATTCTAAGAAGAAATTTGTAGTAATTCATCACAGCATCTTGTCTGAGGGCATCAACGTATCTGGTCTTGAAGCAGTGCTGTTCATGCGCAATATGGACTATATTGGAATCTCTCAGTCAATTGGTCGTGTGATCCGCCTGGGAGACTGTCACAAGACGTTTGGACTAGTTTGTGTGCCTGTGTATGATAAGGTCGGTATCAACACCGCCAGGGCAGTCCAGGATGTCGTTGACACCGTTTTTCAGCAGGGTCAACCTGCAATCTCTGTTATCCATCGTTAATTTCTGGGCAGCATTTTGCGTAAGTCCCATTTTACATTTGAAACAATCATGATCACAACAATGCAAAAACACTTCATTGACCATCTCGAATCTGACGTTGATTGGAATCGTGTGTTTGGTGTAGTAGAATCTGTTTACAATGATGATGGATTCAGCACTAATGCCGATAACTTCACCAGATCTACTGCAGTTGAAAAGGCAATTGCCAAGTTTTCTAATCTTAAACGTGTTGATCAAAAAGGTTACGACTTTTTGTATTATGAAGAAAAAATTGAAATGAAAATGGGTAAAAACCTTTTTCAAAAACGAAATGAGTTTGCAACTAAGCAGTTCAAGGTAAAGAATTTTTACGGTGAGAAAAAGACACTTGAAGACTTCAAAGGTCAAAAAACTTTTGATTATATGATGGTAGTTGATCTCACTTCACGTCGTGTTGTAATTGTCGAAGATGAAATTGCACGACCTCTTTATGAACAGTATGGTGATGGTGTTCATATTAAACTCGATATTGGAAACTATTATGAGTGTGATATTGGACAAGTAACTCCAATCTTTCCCAATATCAAACTTTCTTCTAAGATTCAAGAATCAATTGATCAATTTTTGACTTTTTGATTTAAAGTGCTCTTCTGCTACAATTAAAATAATTGCTGAGAAATTTATGAAATGTAAAGTTCAACTTTATGTTGCTGGAAAAGTCTTTGATGAAATTGTCGAAGCAAAAGATTATGATGATGCTAGGAAAACTGCTCTTGCAAGAAATCCGAGTGCTAAAATTATTGGTGTAACTGCAGTGTTTGGATGACTGAAAAATTTCAAAAACCTTTCATTGACCGTCCTAGTATTCTTAATCCAAAACCAGGAGACCCGAATGGTTATGTGACCAAAGATGGAATGTGGGCAGCAGTGCCTTATGGTAAGAAGTTTATTATCCTTCACAACGGACAACAAGTTCACATTGCCAACAATTATAAGTCCGCAAAATCCTACATTCAAAAGTCCGCAAAAGGCGCATCAGTCGCAACTCTTAAAGAATTTCTATGACACAGACATTTAAAGTCACATCTGATGCCCCTTATGATAGGCACGACTATGAAGTTGTGCTGAAAAATAACAAAAAGGTATTTTTCGACAATTGGGAGGACACAATGGTGTATTGGTATCAAAACTCACAGATTCCAGATTTTTTAGATGTTATAATCGTCAAAGATAAAAAGAAGGTAAAGAGCAAAGGATTCTCTTAATAAATACTGAAAGTAATTTCCCTTTGTCCTGATTAAAATGACAAATGAACAATGGAATCGTGGACTGGATTTGTTTATTGAGTCCGTCCATAAACCAGACCATGAATTGCGACAGTGTGCTCATAATCAGAAATGTTACAATGAGTTGATGGCAGTTCGTGATAATGTGTTAGAGTACCTTCATAAACTTAGAAGGTATGAATGGGAATGACAACAAATTACATTTACTTTATAATCTTCTTTTGCATTGCCTACCTTATTATAACTGACCAATCCGTAGCAAGAGGATTTTATTTACTGACTCAAATTGTAAGAGTCCAATACGAAAAGACGAAGTGGTGGATACTTCACAATCCTCGTAATCCGATTGTGAAGTATATTATGTGGAGAAGGGCATATAAACTTGCGGAAGAGATACAGAAAGAGATAGAATCTAAAAATAAATAAATCACACCTGGAAAAACATATGCTTTCTACACAATACCGACTCAGACTTGAAGAAATTTGTGAGAAAATTGCGAAGCACGAAGAAGTCAGTCTAGAGGATATGATTTGGGCAGAAAAACTGGCTAAAGCAAACAGAAGTGCTGCCACAATACTCCGCCAGGCAAGGAGAAAAGCAGAAAATCCTGATATGGTTAAGGGTAGTTTGGATGACTTTATGAATCAGTTGGATCTTGGTGGTCTGGGTCACGAAAGATTTGGTATTCGTGGATTCGATTCTCCAGAAGACCTACACGATTGGTTTAAGAGGGATGAGGATGATACTGATTGGCGGACCCGTGATTGACATAAGACTCTAATTGCCCTATAATACACCCATATATACCCATTATCATGGACTACAAACCTTATAGTATGGAATGGAGCAGAAAGAGATATCTTTCTGAAGCAATCCAAAAATATTTTGACACCGACGCATCACTGGATGTTGTGTTGGATGACATTGTGAGTGTGCTTGAGGAGAATGTAGCACATCACAAAAGTCGTGCTGAAAGGTTTCAAGAAGTTTTGAATGGTCTGAAGTCGTTGCCGTATTGATATGAAACTTATCTCCTTTAAGCATCGTGAAGATTTTGGACATGATTGGTACGTTCAAATTCTTCATACCAAACAATGGGCATTATTTCAAGCATCTGTAAGTTGGATGGATTTTCCGTCCTGGCCTTATCTCCAAATCAAATCAGGAACTGGAAGCACTCTCAGCATTCTCTTTTGGGTATATAAGTTTGGATTTGATATTGGTGTGATCGAAAGGACATGGAATTGGGATTATATAGAAGAACCTGATGTAGAGGAAGAAGATGTTTAGTAAGCCTCTTCTTGGAACCAATACAAAGAAAACCAAACTTTCTTGGATAGAGTATATCTGGATCTCTTGTATCATTCAAGGGTGGTATAATTGTTGGTATGCCTATAAGAACTGGGCTGACTTGATGGGTGATAACTACCAAGAATATGCCCTTCTTGTATCTGATGATCCATTGGAGCAGTGTATTCTATACTTTTGGGATAGTTTGGAAGACGAAATTTATCCCAAACATTTCTTGGAAAGTTTACTCCAAATGGTAGACGACATTGAAACTGGTAAAGAAAAAGTATATCCACTTGATGAAGATTTCTTTGATAGAATGAAAGAACTTGTGGGTGACGATTACGAAACTGGCACACTGGACGACGCAGACGAGACCTAATACCCTATAATAGTCCTATACGAAACAAACCAATGACTTACAACGCAGAAGTACAATTCAAGTTTGATGCCACCTGGACACCTAGTTATAGTTCATCATTCTCTGATGATGACTTTATCCCAGAAGAGCACTATCTGATTACTGCTCCTGCTGCGGATATGAACGCCAAGCAGTATTTCAAACTCTTTGAAAAGTTTCTGCTCTGTGTTGGTATGTGCCCTCAAAGTATCCGCAGTGGTGCTATGTCTCTTGTCTTCAATGATATGGTGCGTGAGGAAGATCAACGCAAAGTGTGTAGTGAGTATGAGTTGACGATGGATGAAGACCTTGATAAGAAGTTTGAGGAATGGAAAATCCGTGATGAAGAATGGGCACGACTCAAAAAAGGTCCTATGGGCACTGTATTAGAAGATGAAACCA